CACGAAGCTGTTTATCGACTTGTGAGATGTTTTGCATGATGAAGTAGACGTCCCAGCCGTATTTCCGGGCGTGGATCATCCACTCAAGCAGATCCGTTCTGCCTTTTTCAGCGTAGCTACGGGTGTTGAGCCAGGAGCCGCATTCATCCAGGAACAAGGCACCGTTATAGGCTTCATCGAAGCCTGGAAGAAGGCTGCGAGACGTATCAGGAGCAAACGCCTTCCAGATGCCTTTTTCCATGACCAGGTGAGGCTTGAAGTCGATGAAGCGGTTACCGCTGCCCATCATGTAGAGATCAGTGGCAGAAGGCTTGTCAGGAAGCCGGGTGTACGATTCCTTTGACCTGTCATCCACCAGGTGTTCCATGAACAGGTCGATATTGCCAGCAACACGTTTCCCGGCACGCAAATATTCCCTGGCCTTCATCACAGCGCCCTTGCCCTTGCCGCCGCCAAGCTTTCCGGTGATAGCGTAGACAGCCATTAGATGCTGATAATCATGTTGATGGCCTTCTTCTTGATCACGTACAACTGGCAGATGATCCAGACGGATATATAGCAGCCAACGGAAGATAGAGTGACAGCGTTAAAGGAAATGCTGAATCCCATTCCAACAGCCGGGCTAATGCTGGAAAGGTTGGTTATGGAGGTTGCACAAACACCGCTGACGCACGACATCATGGCTGTGGTCAGCGCAAGCATGAGGGATATAGCAACTGCCCATGCTGCCAGCCTTGCGGCTTTCTCCAGGATGAAGAAGCGAGCGAACAGTTTTAAGGCAGCGGTGAAGATAAGTCCGAGAAAACTTGCTAACAATGGCATAAAAACTCCGTCAGTTGTGGAGGGGCAAAGCCCCTCAAAGCGGGAGGAAAAGGCTCCCTACGGTTCGATATCTCTCGGAAACATGTTCGGCGGCTTTATGCCGCTGTCACATGTCCCCGACAGATATCTGAGCTAATGGGTACTCGACAAAAACCTCCCTACAGTTCGATATCTCTCGGAAACATGTTCGGCGGCTTTATGCCGCTGTCACATGTCCCCGACAGATATCTGAGCTAGTGGCTACTCAAAACCCACGATACGCAAATACAAACTCTGATCTAGAAAGCAAACGATATATAAACTTTACGGCGTGGTCTTTAGAGGGGGCAGTTGGTGGACGTGAGCCAGTAGGGTACAAATACTAGCGACGGACTACCCGCTAAAACTTTAGTAACATGTCGCTCCCGCTCCGTTACCTCACTACTTCGGGGAGTTTTACTTCAAAATCCACCGCCGATTTATCATATCCCTAAAGATTTTGCCCTACGGGCCGCTTGTGCTTTACCTATCCAACCCCGCTGTGGTGGTCTTATGTCAGTAGGTCTCGGAAATCTTCGATTTCCTCCACCTACTGACATAGCAGACACTACCTCTACGATCAAGAAACAGCCAGACGCTGGTGGGTAATGACCTTAGGCATCACAAATCTGCGATTTGCTCAACCTAACGTCATCTTGCTTAGGTTATTGGTTAAGCCTTCAGAGCAGATTGCACCTGGTGAACACATCCGAGGATGCAGAAGAAGGCGATAACTCCGCTAATGAGATTGCTAAAGGTATTCACATAGGTGCAGATAGGAAAAGTCACCGTACCGCTACCCAGGGGAACAGGCACCTGAGGATCAACACATGCAGTGGTCGGCACCGAGGGAAACCAATTCTTTACATTCACCGTTTCGGGAGTAATACCAGCTACTACACCTAGTCCCTCCTCGTTTTTGGCCTGGATAGACTCATACTCTGAATTACCATCCGGCAGCGTGGTAGTAATTGGCTTCGTAAACTCCTCGATCTTCTGGAGAATAGACTTTTGGGTCACTTCCCTGTTGTAGTCGTCTGGAAACTCACCCTTTTCAGGTTCAGGAAACGCAGGAAACTCGATTACTGGAGGAGCTGGTGGGTAAGGAGCAGGACTCAGGTAGTTATTAGTGACGTTAGTCGTAGTTGTGGTCTGATTAGTGACGTTGTTTGTTCTCGTGATAGTGGTAGTAGTAGTGGTTGGGTAAGTGATTTTAGCGTCACCGAGGGTATTACCCTCTACCTTAGGCTTAACTACCGTATCAGTAGTAGTAGTAACAGTATCCAAACTCCCATCAGGTTTTGCTTCCTGGGCGACAGTCACAGTGCGGGGAGCAGTCACAGTCTGAGGTGTAGGAACAGTGACCGTATCAGTTGGCAGAAACATCGGCAGTCCTGTACCACTGATCGCATCATATCCTTGACCCACTCGGGTAGGATTACCATTCATCGCCTTTTCTACCGCACCGGCTATTTCCGTTTCAGACGCAGGAACCATTTTAGGATTGGGACGGACACATTGACCACCAGACAGAGGCCAACCATCAGGACAAGCAATTGCGTTACTTGAGCTAGGGAACGATGCATATCGCTGAAATGTAGAAGGCTTATTGGGATAGACATTCCAGACTGGACATTTACCATTAAAACTATCTACGGGCTCATACGGTCGATATTCTTCCCGATAATTGCTGTATACAGCAGGCGGCGACTTCATCTCCTTTAAATCACAAACGGCTTGTCCGTTGGGTAATAATTCTCTTGATCCAGTATTACCGTAGTCTGACCAACCACCCTGGGCCTGAGGGATTTGGGTGTCGTCGGGAGAAGGTTTGCAGAAGAAATCAGGAGGTGGACAGACCTTGATACCAGATTGTTCAGCTACCCAGGGAATAACGACACTTGCAACACCTACCCAGCTACCGACACGGATAGCACGAGCAATACCGCCAGCGATACGACCAGCCGGAATGGTGGCCGAAGCCGCGTCAGGGATAGGGATCGTCAAGCCACGGGGACCGTTGACGTTGGTGACACCTCGGGCAGAGACAGTAACGCCTGTACCTGTCGTCGTGCGACTGGTGACACCAGGCGTACGCCGGATGATGTCGTTAATGATGCGAGTGGTATTCGCGGTACCAGCTGAACCGACAGAAGGAGCAGCGGTCGCCTGACGCGGCGACATGCCAGCAACCAGGACCATGACCAGGACAGCAAACAATTGAAGCCAATGTTTCATAGACACTCTCTACGTAAACGAAAAAGGGCCCCCGAAGGGACCCCGAGGCCAGAGACCAGGACAGGCGATTACTTGGCGGCGCCGAACGATTTCTTCATCATGCGGATGCCCCAGAAGCCAGCCGATACCAGGATGGCGACCGTGAAGGCAGCAGCGATATAGGTGGTTGCTTTCGTACCCAGATCGGTGATGGCCTGCACGCCTTGATCACCAGTTGCCTGCGCCATTGCGTGACCAGTCGTGACGAGTGCCAGAGTTGCGACGCCGGAAGCCTTAGCGGCTACGTTTTTGATTGCTGCTTTCATTTGGAAATCCCTCGTTGGTGGCGTTATTAGAATCCCCGGTTGCCAAGCCGGAGAAGCATGAAAAATTAGTCGATTGACTCGATTGCTTTGCGACCGATACGGATCACAGAGCCAGCGGCGTATCCGATCCCGAAGGCAGAGAGGCAGGCAGTAATGGCCATGGTCATACTGATGTCCATTACATTGCCTTCCAGCGCTTGGCCATGAACCTGAAAAAGTGAATGCACGCGACGAACGCAGCCACGAGCAGGAGAACAGGCCATGTCTTCGACCAGAGCAGCGCATACATGCTCATCGTTGCTGTCCCGCGATCCAGCCCAGGGCAAAGCAGCCGACGACAGCCACACCAAGGAGCAGTTCAGGCGAAACAGTCACGGTCAGGCCGCTTTCGGAACCGCAACAGGTGGGAAGATTTTGGGGTTCGACAGGAAGCGGAAACCGACAACGGTAGCGGCTACCGTGTTGCCCTTACCTGGGCGCATCTTGATATCGACATCGAACAGGCCAGGGAGGTCGTGCTTCATGATCTCGTCGAAGACAGCAGGCTCGACAAGCACTTTCATAGGCTTGCAGCCCTTTTCTTTTTCGGAGGAGACGCGGTACTCGTTGGACATCCACAGCTGATGGAGGTTTTGTACTTCGCCGGTCTTGGAATCTGGAATTTCGTACTTGTCGGCTGACAGGATGAGAGCGATATCGGACATTTTTTTTATCCCTAGTGATTATTGGTGTGAATCAAGATTAGACCGCACCAAACCCCGGTCCAATGCCCGAGAATGTATCTCCATCTGTTTACCCATGTCAATGCCCATTGACAAACGCCAATCGCATGAAAACAACACTTGATTACCTAAACCAAGTGATCAAAAAACAAGTCAGTATCGAAAATGACAATCAGTTGGCTACGTACCTGGGCATCACGCGACAGGCCATTCACCAGTACAAGCAGGGTCAGAACATGTCAGTTTTGGTAGCTATAAAGGTAGCTTTTGAGCTTGAGATACACCCGTTAGAGACCGTTTCAGCCACGCTTTACGCGCAGGCTAAGACAGATCCGGAACGGGATTTTTGGAGGGAGCAGTACGAGCGGATAACGGTAACTAACCGAATTTAATTCGACCTGGTAGCCTCGAAAATCGACTGCAGGAGCAATTCTTCAGCTGCGATCGGTGAATTATCTTCGGCGACAAGGGGTCCAGCGTAACCATGCTCGAGCAGCTGGAGATACGCAACTACAGCGTCATGCCCACCGCTTTCGGCGCGCTCGAGTAGAACCTGCCGGACATCGGATTTTTGGTGAAGTACCAACTTCCACTGATCGGGGGTGATCTTGACGATTTCACGGGCTTCTTCGCATTCCTCGACCGCCAGTTCTTCGTCCGTCTTCTGCTCGATGCCGAAGATTTGCTTGAGTCCGTCAGACCAGATAATTTGCCGTTTGTTGTAAAACGCCTTCGCGAAGTCCACGAACAGGCCACCGAAACGCTTGTGAGACTCACCATCTTCGCTACCGTCGTGATACGCCCGGAGTAGATCAAACGGGGTCATGCTCTTACGGTTGCCAGTCTTCGTATGCTGCTTCGCCAGCTCGGAACCAGCGCCCCATCGAGGCTCACGCCCAAACTTAGCAATGTACTCAGCCGAGGATTCCATCCAGCGCACGTCCACGCCATTCTTGCGGTTCGGCAGGGGCAGGCCTACGAACTTGCAGGCGCGATGCCAGAGCTTGAACAGCTCGGAACGCATGGATTCGATCTTGCGGGCCGTCAGCGGCTTCTCCGTGAGCCACAGACCGTGTTCGTGAGGGTGCCAGCCGTTAGCATCACCGTATGTCACCTCAAGCGCACGCATATCGCCAACGTAGCCTGTAGTGACCTTCAACTTCAAATACGCGCGCCACTGTCGCATCTTCATCTTGGCAGCAGAGAACTTTTCCAGCCAATCAGCCAGATCGTGCTCCCGCTTATGTGAAGCAGTCAGGGTCACCAGGTACAGGCCGCCGCCCTGTTCCTTGTGGAAATCCGTAGCCTGCACGATCTCGTTCTTGCGACGCTCGGAGACCTTGGCTGCACAAGGAGGACAGGTCCAAACGGAGCCGCAGACCATCAGGCCGGAAAAATGGGCCTTTTTGATCTTGGCCGAGTACATAATCGCCACTTTAGGAGCGATTTTCCTGCGGGTACAGCCAGAAACACGCCACTGAGTGCCTCGAGGTGTTCTTTCATCAGCCAGCAACCGCCCAGCGCTCGACTGAGCAGAAAATCGGGCCGCTCGAGCGTTAATGGCTGCAAATTGGGAGTAGATTTCAAAGACGGATTCGCCACGCCGTGAAACAACCCTAAGTCTTTGAATTTCCCCAGTATTTTGGTCAATTTCCTCACGAAAAACGGAGTGTGATTCCGTGTTGTTACCAAGCGGCTGCTCCGCCGCCCCACCCGCCCCCGCTTGCGCGTCGTCGTGCACGGCGTCGAGCATCCGTTTAGCACGCTCGAGGCTGCGAACATAGGAAGAGAATCCAGCAGCTTTGGACGATTCGACCAGAGGTTCAGCTTTAGGCCGACACCGGAGCAGGGCGAGATGACCTAAAGATTTACTGGCAGCAAGTCGCGCCTCATAACGAGCGAGGTTTTTAGCTGAACCAGTTGCCGGACGCAGAGTCTGAACAAACTCTGCCACTTTCCATTTTTGTACCCGGTCAGCGTGTTTAATTGCCGCTAAGGCCTTGACTTTTAAGGATTCATCCACGAAAATTTGCTCACTCTTGAAACTGACCGTTGAAAGAGAACTGCTGTAAGGGGCCGATCTGCCAATCGGTCCTTTTTTTTTGCCTGGAGCTGCCACTCCGTACCGGCGCAAAAAGGAATCCCGTTTGTTACTTGGTTACTTGCCGACACTCTAAATTGTGTCAATGGGCATTGTCAAACTTGTGTCATGCCACTGTGTCATTCACCACGCAAAAAGTCTAGAACTTGTTGCCTCACGAACAAGACACCGGCCACGAACAGCGTGGAGCAAACACCCACAGCAAGGGCCGTGGCGAGGTCAGCAATAAAGAACTTGTGCATATCAGCGTTTCCTCAAAAATCGATCCCGTAACGCCTTGTCAAAGGCTTCACCCAGGGTTAAGTCCTTGAACTGAACGTGTTTCTTGATGGCCTCAAGCACATCAATGGAAATGGTCACGGACACCTGTTTCTTTCCATCTGCTTCCAGGCGATCACGCTTGGCCTTCGACCGAGCGGCATTGTCCAGGGCCTTGCCGGTAGCAGGTCGACCAGGTCGACGAGCCACGCCAGGCAACTCCAAAGTACCGTCATCTTTACGCATAGCCGACCACCGAAACGCGGGCTAACTTGGTTGACAGATCATTGATCCTGTCGGCCTTGTCCGGTTCATCGTTACCGAAGTCCAGGAATTTGGATATCAACGCCAAACGGATGTCTTCGAGTTCCTGCACAGTGAGTTCCACCTGAAAAAGTTTCATTATATTTCCCCGTTGAAGAGTCTTCATTATATGTGGCATGACACGAAAAGTACATTCTTTTTCGTGTCATGCCACAGTTAATTCTCAAGGGTGTTAGCTGCTGCTGGAAGAACCCTTGCAGTCAGGATTAAGACTAGATCAGTTTTTGAGTCTGTAGCCGATTTGTTGCTCCAGGAATCTGGCAGAAAGGAAAAGCCAGCGTTAGCACCAGAAGACTTGGAGTCATCGAGGCCGCCTATCACAAGCACCTGGCCATCTTCGATAGACACCGAGGTTTTGATCTGCCGCTTGACGAGGGTAGGAGAGCCAGAAACGCCATTGGTAGTCGATTGGAAACTGGACACTTGCCCATCGACAGTGAGGGAAAGGCGACCGGAGCCGAGGACACGCGGCAAAACGTCCAGGATCACGCCAGATGGACGGTAGACCACGTTCTGTATGGCATTGCCGGACTGGTCACGGCTGGTACTGGATATGGTTGGTGTTTCGTCGCCTACGGACAGTGACAGCTGTTGAGCATCATCACCAACGAGTCGGGAGTTAGACACCTGGCGGAACCGACCGTCAGACGCGAGAGCATCGAGCACCATTTCATAGCGCCCGGCACGGATGGCCACACGACCCTGTCCAGGGAGAATAGAGACGCCGCCCAACTGGTTACCAATCGTGTCAGCGACCAGAGAGAGGCCACGCGCAGAGGCACCACTACGCGTCACCTCAACGAATGATGCCGAGACTTCCACCACCGCGGCGGAAACATCCAGTTGCTCGACAAGCTCAAGAACGGTTTTGATCCTGTCAGCAGGTGCAGCGATCGCAAGCAATGTGCCGCCAGCTGGACGAGCAAACGACATTCCGAAGACAGCGTTTATGGCCTCTGCTACGAACGCGACGGTTCGATGCTTGACGGTGACAACTTCGACCTTGTCAAACGCCGGCGCCGGCACGGAAGTCTGGTCATCAGAAGCAGCCACAGGGGCATCTTTGAACGGGTTTTTCACCGGCATAGAAGCGGCGAGGGTTGGTTCCATCGTATCGGCCGCAGATACAGATTCGAGGAAGTAGACGCCGCCACGCTGAGTAGATTTGACGCCGTGAGAACGCAATACGTTTTCTACGAAGGCTGGCACTTGATCGGCCTCGATACCCTTGACGCTGATCGTGATCTTTTTACCGCTAGTGACCAGGTCACTGGAGATAACGAAGTCACGACCTAGCAAGTTGCGATAGGTAGCTTGCGCAAAGTCCATCAGTGGCACAGAGGTAAACGCGAACGATACCGGCTCTGCCCAGGCGAGAGGGGCAAGGGAGAGGAAGAAGGCAAACAGGAAGCAGAAGGGTAAGCGACGCATCATGGCCGATCCCCAGTCACAGTAACGCCGCCATCAATCACCGCACGCCAGGTTCCATCAGCATTAGTGGTGAACTCAGTAGGCACAACCACGCGCCCATCTTCCAGGATGACGCTTACGTCACCAGCGCTACGCAGGAAGCCCAGGGCAACGGGCGGTTTTTTGGGCTCACCAGTGGCGGAAGCCTTGACAGCGGATTCAGCTACAGCTTGCGGCTGACCGATCCCGAAGAAGTAGGAGCCGCCCACGCCGATGGCCAGGCCAAGCAGCAGCGAGATAACGAGGAATTTGGACATGTGAGGGTGTGGAGGTTTAAGCGGTTGCGCCCTTCCCTGGAGCAGTACCAGGTCAAGCGGGCCAGGGCGGATCGGGCCAACGAAATCGCGTGGGATACCCACCTTGGCGGATAGGTGCCAGGCCGACAGTAGACAATGCGTCTCGTGAGGGTAGGTATCTGAGAAAACTTGCGTGGTGTTATAGGCTTTTTGGAGGTCGTCACCGCGAAACATCCAGCGATCAGCGACAAGACCGTCAGGGTTGCTACCCAGGCGAACGACACCGACATGCAAACGTGGCAAATTGCCGTTGAGCGCTCCAGCACTCAGGCCCTTGACCAGGTCGGAGACTACTGGCACGCGCAGCTTGTCGAGCCGGGTGAATCTGACCACGTACTCAAACATCGCCTCACGAAGCTGTTTATCGACTTGTGAGATGTTTTGCATGATGAAGTAGACGTCCCAGCCGTATTTCCGGGCGTGGATCATCCACTCAAGCAGATCCGTTCTGCCTTTTTCAGCGTAGCTACGGGTGTT